TTAAAAACTTTGTCCATCTTACCTCTGTTTACTGCTTCTCTAATAGAATATTCTATTGCTGGTGATCTATAATATTCTGCATCTGGATCTGTTGATTTAGTTGGTTTATATGTAGACTTTTTAATAGTATTATATTTCTGAGGTTGATTCATTGCCAACTGTAAAAGATCTATCCTTTCATTCGTTATTTTAGATTTTAAATCATTTTCTAATACAAAATCACCATCTTCTGTTCCTCTAAGATCTTTTAATTTATCTTCATGGGCTTGCCTGTTCTCACCCTTTTTATTCAATACTACTGCATTAAATAGTCTTGATGCAGGATTTTTATAAGAGTATACATCTATATTGTCTGCTATCCGTTTTTTAATCCCACCTTTTTGATAAGCTGCTGGTGATTCTATTACTGTTCCTTCTGATGGACCAGTTGGTAAATCTTGTATTCCTGGGGGTACATTCTTATAACTTTCTACTAAATGTCCTTGATCATCTATCTTTTGTATATCAATAGGAGCTGCCATCCCAACAGTATTAAATGACTGATTAGGCTGTACATCAGGGAAAACCATACTAGCTTGAGTGTTCCCCATAGCATGTTGTTCCCTTAATCCTACTTCTTGTTGTTCTGGAGTTTGAGCAACTTGTACTTCTTGTTGTTGCTCTTGCATTTGATGCTCTTCAATTAGATCTATCCCTTGATCTGCAGCCTGAAACACTTCAGTTATACTCCCAGGAAACCCAGAAGCTTTAGCTCTATTTAATAATTCTCTCCTAACTTGGTTTGTTGGCATTCTTATCAGCTATTTCCTTCTTTACTTTACTGTCTTCTCTTTTAACTTGATTTGACTCTCTAGCAATGCTTTCAGATTCTTGACTCCCCCTCATTTTTTCATTTAATTCTTTTTCTCTTATTTCAAGTTCTCTTTCTTTAATTTCAAAATCTCTAACCATTTTTTCAAGATTTAAAGTATTTGCTTCATCGTCTTTTTTAGACTCAGCACTAATTAAAGCTATTTCAATATCTTTTTGCCTATCTTTTTCTTTTTCTAAATTTTCAGCTTCTTGCATCATTTGTTGAGATTCTAGTTGCTGTTCTTGCATTTGCTGTTGAGCTTCTTGCTGAGCTTGCTCTAACTCTTCTTGAGCTCTGTCAGCTTTTTTAAGATTTGCTTTAATTTGTGTAAAACTATCAGAATCTAACAACTCAGCTATATCTCCTGGTTTAGCACCGTTCTGCATCATAGCTTGTGTTAATCCTTTAATATTTTGTAATTTCTCTTGATCTTTACCTGCATCAGAAACAAATATTCCATAATTACTTTCCATATGCTGCATACTATCTACATCTAAGAAATCAGTAGTACCATCAGGCATAACATACATTCCTTTTTTACCTCCTAACCATGCCTCTTTAGAATAATCTAATAATGCTTGGAAATCTCGTTGTTCCATTCTCTCAAATTTTCTAAATAGATCTTCGGTAATATGTGATGATTGTAATATAGCTTGTTGTGAAGATGCTTTACCTTCATATGCCCCAATTTCACCCTGTCTTTGTCTACTTACTCCAGATATTTTTTCCCATTCTACTAAAATAGATTCTAATAACTGTATGTATTGCCCAATTGTTTTAATAGACATATCCATAACAGATTGATGTTGAGGATTTAATTGTATACCTTCTTTATTATAGTCTACCCAAGCAATACCAGTACCTTCAACATAATACATAAACTTATCCATGTCCCATTTTTTAGGGATCATATTAATATCAAACTGTGCAATAATATCTTTACTTCTAGCTATTGCAAGTTCTAATCTATATTTATAAATATTATAATTTAACTGATAAGGTATCCCAAGTTTTACTAAAGATATATTAGAAGAGTTTGTATCTGAATAACGTCTTCCGTTAATAGGTAATTTACATTTTGATGGATTATCTAAAGATAGTCTCTGATTAGCAATTGGATTTATATTAATATAAAATCTACCATCAATTCTTGTTCCCTCCCATACTTCATTTATCCATCTCCAGTCTATTTTAGCCCCTGCTTCTTTCATTTCTATAGGCATTCTAAATCCATCTTCCACTTCTATTTCTTCTACTGTTCCTGTTTGAGGGTCTAAATAAGTTACAAATCCTATTCTTTTTCTAGATTTCCAATATACATTTACAACTTCAACTAATCTATTTCTAAAAGAATTAACATTTTTATTCCCAGAGTTAGCATATAAAAATGAAACATCACCTTCTGAATGTCTTGGTTCTTCTAGTTCTAATATTTGTTGCTCTGTTAAACTATCATAATAAGCATCAATAACACTAGATGCGTGTACATACTTTCTTACTAAAGCCCAGTCCCCATCTTCTACAAATTCTAAATCTGGGTCAAGGTCATAGTCTACATCTAAAGGATTTAATACTTCATAAAAAGGTTCATTATATCTAACACCTCTATGTGTATATACCTCCCCTGTAACTAAATAATGAAACCAAGCTTTTTGTATCTTGTCATATACTTCTTGTTCTTGTAATATATAGTTCATAGATTGTTGACCTAAGATTGCTCTATTATCTACATAACTATTCTCAAATAACTCTGCTAATTGTTCTGGTAATTCTATTTCTTGTTCAGGATCAACTCCTACATCTTGACCTTGTTGCTGCAAAGCTTGCATAAATCTCATTTGTAAATTTTGATATATAAGGTGAGATTTTGCATTCTCTTTTTCTGAGATAGTATCAGGGTTTTGTACTGTAACAGTGTAATTGAGAGGTCTCTTAGATTTTTCCCCTAGAAGAAGGTCAATTATGGGTTTGATAATTGGGTAATTACGCATTTCAGAAGGAAAATTCTTACGAGATTTCCCGTAAGGTTTTAGTACGTAATTATAATCTCCCTCATCAATTACACCGTTATAGTAATCATATAATATTTTAAGGTCATCTTTTTTATTAGAAGGACTTGCCCCTGAATTAGACAAGTCTATAAATGCTTCAACACATTCTTCTCCCCACTTCTTATTTTTTTTAGTAATCGAGAGTTTTTGTCTCGGTATTTTATCATATCCCATAATCTACAAATTTAATTAAATTTCCTTTCGCTTTTACTATGCATTTAAATATTAACCTTGTGTTTATAAATATAACACTATAAATAATCACAAATATCATACAAACTGTATTTTAAAGTTAATTCTTCCCCTTGTTCTATTTTTCTAGATGTTTTTAATTTTTTATAATGATAATCATCATCTTCTTCAATTAATTCGCAATTTGGATGATCTGAATGATTAACAAACCCCCCTAAAGGAGTTCTAATATAATTATGTTGAAATGCTGGATCATATACATGACTTATACCCATAACAACCTCTCCCGGAATATCTTCTTTAGCGAGAATCCCAGCTCCATGTATTTGTGACGGACCTATTGCTAAGTATTCTGGTAGAGGGTTATAAGGTAATTTATTCTTATCTTTTTCCATTTTAATAATAATTTTTATCGAACCACTTATCTGTAGCCCTATCTTCTAGTATATCTTTAACCTCTGCATTATATAATTCTCTAGTATGATACATCCCGATCATAAACGCCATTACACGGTCAAAGTTACCTTTATGATTAAATTTTATCAACTCTGTTAAAAAAGCAGGATCATAAATTTTATGCAAATTTAATAATTGTTTTCCATTCTCATCTGTATTTCTTACAGTATTTAACCAATCTCTTATATATATTTCTCCTTGGCGCTTTCTAGCCTCAGTCATATGCATTCCATATTGACGTTTTACTGTCTTACTTCTAAGTTCTTTTTTGTCTAACATTTCAAACTCTTCTTGAAGTTTATTTAACTTTCTATATCTTTTAGCGTACGCAATAACTTCACCACGGTCATTCTCAAATCCTATCTTACACCCATAATAATCTGCTAATAAAAACAAATTTCTATTATAATCATCTTGTGTTTTAGGTCTCCCTACATATGAAGCTACAATAAGATCATCAGGCTGTGATAAATTATTAGGGCGTTTTAAAACATAAGCTGCTCCTAAAGATGTAGAATCTGCAGACTGATTTTGACCGTATGGATCATGGCAAATTACATACATATTTACAGGTACTTGTTGTTTTTGATTTTTATATGGGGCTTCATATATAACTATTGCCCCAGTT